GCAGGATTTGTTAGTGGATCATCTACTAGATCCTGATCATGCTTTATGTGTTGCTCTATAGTTGTCATGTTTATCTCTGTAGAGTGTATAGTTATTTATTCACTTTCTCTGATTGTCTAGGTTGTGAATCCCTAACTAGATACAATTTCGTAGTGAAACCAGCCCTTCTGTATACATGAGTTAGACCTGCAATTACGTACAGACCACTGAATCTTGTATCAGACATTACAGTTTCACCATCATTCCTAGAAGCGGGTATAACCACTTTGATCAGAGCACCTGCTGTAAGAGCAGAGTTACCAGGAACAGTTATATCTAATTTAACAGACTTAAGTAAATTATACCTCGCTGCTGCATATTGTGCAACTGCCATTGTGTCGATATTCGGATTTGTGCCGTTGTTGGTATTACTAGTAGAAGTTTGATTCTTCAATGCAGGTAATGCCCTGATCTTCATACGAGTAGGTTGTGACTTCTTAAGGTCAAAGAACTCTGGTATCTCATATGGTCTTGCCTTCTCTACTGTATCTGCTTTTCCAAAAATATCATTAAAGGTTAATATCCTAGGTTTTGAAACTGTACCACCTGGTGCTGATGATAATCCTGAACCTTTATTAGCAGTTACTGTATCTACTGTACCACCTTCAACCTCAGTACCACCCTCATCTTCTGTCTCTTCCTTATTACCAGAGTCAGGTGCATAACTATCTGCTGCTGCGGATATTTGTACCCCTATAGCAGAAGTCTTATACGTACCCATTCTCATATTAGTAAGATGGTTTGCCTTATCAGGATATGTAATAGTTTCAATAGCATACCTAGCATCTACACCTGAGAGAGACTTAATAGCATAAGTGTATTCATAGATACTAGTCTGAGTTGCTTGACCTTGAGCAATACTATCAATAGATCTGAAATTAAATCCATTTCTATTCTCCCAGAATAGGAATCCACCTTGCTTATTTTCACCCTTACTCTTAGTAAGTCTAGTTACCTTATCAGATATGAATGCTATAGCATCACTAGGTTTCCAACTACATGCTATAAAAGTATACTTAGAATGATTCTCAAAGTTAGCTTCCTTTATCTTATTCTTATTACCATCCTTCTTAAGATAATTCTCACATATAAGTCTAGGTATACAATCACCATCCATTGCCCCATCACCAGGACCAAATCCCTTAAATACCTTATTACTTTCATCACTGTACATCTCAGGTGATACACAATGTAAGACATACAACTGACCTCTTTCACTCTTAGAGATAGCACCTATCTTATAGATCATTAGATCAACTTCTAATGGTTCCTTAGAAAATGCAGTAGCAGTTACAGCTTTGATAGTAACTGTCTCTCCACCCTGTAGTAGTCTATTGAAATCTAGTGTATCTAATATACTAAACTCACATCTAAGGAATGATGACTCTATTGATTCATGGTACGCAAAATCAATTACCATCTCTCTGATATCATACTTCTTCCCACTAAGCATCTTGATCTCTAACTTATCAAGTACATACTCTCTAGGTTTATCAGCAGCATACATCTCATTAGTGCCCTGATACTGACCATATTGTAAACTTCTCCAACTGCCATCTAATGCAGTTATTAACTTTTGAAATGCCATCTACATAAACTCCACTGGGTCAGTTAAGAACTCAGCAATCAACCCATACTTAGGTTTGATATACTTATCAGCATCAATCTCATCTCTACCAGGAATAATGATAGGCATGTCATCACCCTCCTCTCCAACAACTACTGCTGGATTACTATCATTAATCTGAGTTACCATTGGTTGTGATAACTTCTCTGCCTTCTGCTCAGTCATTGCTTGCTTAACAGATTCAATGATTTCACCTGCCTTCTGAAGTTGTCCAGATGCTTGATATATTGAATGACCTTGCTTATCAAAATCAAAGAAACCTCCAGTTACTTGATCAGCAGCACCAGCTAACCATCTCTTCCATCCTTGTGGTTTATTAACCTTACCACCTTTTGCCATATTTGCTGGTAATGCAAATCCACCTCTCTTCGCTTCCTTAATTCTTCTACCTGTAAGACCTGGAGATCCTTTAGTTGCAGGAGTATTAAATGGTACGACAAATGCCTTACCCCCAGATGATCTACCAACCCACTCAGTCCCATGACCTATAAATGAAGTGCTTCTTCCACCATCTAATGATACAGGATAACCTGATTGAGGACCAGATATCCAACCACCTCTTGCAAAACCAGGTGAGGGTTTATTACCTGCTCTAAGACTTGCAATCTCCTTATCCCATGCTGCTTTAGCTTCATCAGAAGCAGCTCTCCTCTTCTTCGCCTGAGCTCTCTTGATTAGAAGTTCTTGCTTCCTCTCAGGAGTCATCTCCTTCGGTGTGGTAACTTCGTCTTTCTGAGTCTTAGGTGAGGGTGGTGCACTACCTTCTACTGATCCTTTCTTCGTATCTTTTACTTCGTCTAATGATACTTCTTTCTTACCTTCACCACCAGTAAAGAGTTTTAGTACCGCAGTAAGTGCTTTAATACCTAACCATAGAGGTGCAAATACAACTTTAAGACCAGTACTTATTATCTTAGTAATCAATGGTAGATGAGGTTCTACTACCGTTAATATACCAGACAAGAATGATCCTAAGGTCTTGAAGAATTCTTCTAATGGTTCTTTAATATCCTTTAATACATCATTAAATATTACACTGATCTGAGCAAACCATTTCTTAAAGGGTTCAACGATAGGACCTATCATGGTACCAATCTGTTTACCAACAGCACCACCTGCCATGCTACCGACCATACCACCAACAGCACCCATACCTGGAATACCAGTAGCAGCACCTAGTTTAGCACCAAGCATCTGACCACCTGCTGCTCCAACACCTGCACCTGCTGCCTCAGTACCTGTACCACCAGAAGCTAGGACTGCTGTAGCTGCACCAGCACCAGCACCTAGACCCATAGCAAGTTTACCTGTCTTACTCTGGAAGAAATTACCTCCCTTCCCTAACTTCTTCAGTTTAAATTGTTTAAATTTATCTGCCTTACTATTCAGTCCAAACAGTCGTTTGATAGAAGTTATTATTCCACCAACTACCTTACCAATAAGTTTAATAGATCCAACAGGATTCTTTAATATCGCAAACCCTGCAAATAATGGTACAGCACCAGCTAGAAACTTGAATATACCAAAGAATCCTTTGAGACTTATAGGATTCTCAAGGAATTCAGTTAATCCATCTAATGACATACCTCCTAGGAACATCACAGATTTGAATATAAACTTACCTATAGCACCTAATACTTTAACAAGTTTCTCTACTGACTCTGGATTCTTTCGTACCCAATCCAATATAGCAATACTGATTAGACTACCTACTATCTTACCTAACCATTTTAAAAAACCTTCACCCTGTTTAGCTACTGCTGCTACAACAGGATTCTTAACTAACTTCTTCTTAGGATCCTTAGTACTCTTCTCTCTTGCTAGTAATGCTCTTCTATCTTTCTCTTCCTTTTCTTTCTTATTATCTCTCTTATCCTTTAACTTCTTATTCTTTGCCTTTAACTTCTCTACCCTATTAGCATCTGCTACCTGTGTTGCAATACTCTCTTGCCATGTACCAAGAAGACTCTGAGTATTCTGAGCAATACTATTAATAGTAGCACCAAGAGCATTTAGACCTGCGATTACAGAACTAAATCCTGTACCCATACTCTTCTCATGCTGACGTAATCTCTTCGCAGCAGTTAAGGGAGTATAACTTTTCGAACCACTAGTACCCTTATAAGAGATCATCTTATAAAGTGCTGGTTTCTTTATGTCTGCTTTCGCTGCTTTAGTTGCCATCTATTAACAGGTAAACATGGGTGATGGAGAAGCAACAACAGGAATAAGTTGTCCACTACTCTTAGTATTTATTACAGGTGTAGTAACCTGCTTAGTGATAACAATAGCAGCAACATTGTCTATGTCGTTGTCTCTCTGATTTTTGTATTTGAATTGCTCATGCATCTTAAGTTGCTTGTCTATCATCCTAATGATCTGATCATCAGTTAACCTTCCTTCTCTAAACTCACCACCACCAGACATGTGTACCAAACCACCACGCATCTTACCCAATCTACTCTTCAATAATGCTCTTTGTTCAGCAGGTATCCCTGCTAATGCTGCTGGACTAGTCTTATCCTTAGATGCTTTTATTAATAATCTATTCGCTGCTGTGCCTGGAATATCCTTATTGATTCTAAATGCCATATCTGGCAAGAAGTTAGGATTCTCTAATGTCTCTTTTCTAACCCATGCTAACTTCTTAAGTAGAGCTGCCTTGACCTCTACATCCATTGCCTCATTTTCTTGTATCTGCTTAACTCCCTCATTGAAAGCCCACTCACTCATATTTGCAATAAACTGACCAAAGTTAGGCATGGTACCATCCCTATCCATTTGTAGTTTTATACCACCATAAGCATCAGGGTTTGCATCTACTGCTGCATTCTGCTCCTGCATGAAATACTGTAGTGAAGGTAGTACCTGTGCCATTATCTCTTTAGTATTTGGACCCCACTCTTGACCAGCTGGTGCATCAAACTTACCACCACCAGAGAATGATTTTACTATCCCACCTTTGGACATCTCCTCCAGTTTTACATCCTTACCAGGATCCTTACCTCTTATAACTTTCCATGCGAATCCTATGGGATTAACCATAAACGCAAATATATTCTTAGCAGCTTTAAGAACAAAACTTATAACACCTCCAAGTATCTTGATCGCACCACCTAGTACCCACGTTAATGGTTTCATTATCCATCCTAGGATATCAAACATCATCTTACCAATTTGTCCTACAAACTTGAAGAATGTACCAAGAAATTCTGTTATACCAGTTTCATCAGCAACACCCTTAATTATTGTCCACCACATCTTGAATGCTTTCTGAATAGGTTCAAATAGTGGTTTAATCATCGGTAAGAATGTCTTACCTATCCACTCACCTAAGAAACTACCAATAGCATTACCTACTATAGGTGCAAATGGTCCTAAGAATGGACCTAATAATGCTGTACCAGCAGCAGCACCTAACATACCACCTGCTGCCTGACCAAGACCAGCACCAACTGCTGTAGTCTTATCCTCACCCATTGCAATACCTGATGCCATACGAGTAAGACCACCTGCTACTGCTAGTCCCTTCTGCATTCCAGGTTTCATCATCTGTTTGCCGAAGTTTTTACCCTTCTGCAACTTAGTAGGATTCTTTACTCTACTATTAAACTTAGCACCAACCTTATCTGCCTGTGCATTTTGACCTCTAGATCTTAACTTCTTCTGTTGTCTCTCTACTGACTTCTTCTGTGCTTTATATTCCTTCTCTGTATAAATCTTACCAGTTTCCCTATCCTTATAACCAAACTTACGCCACTGCTCTTGCTTCTTAAACTCTACTTCCTTCTCAGCATTACCTTGGAAGAGACTGGTTAATTTCTTTGCATCAGATATTACCTTAAGAGGATTTAAGAGATATTGAAGAGTCTTAAAACCTGCAAATAACTGGAAAGCACCAAATAAGAATTTGAATCCTTTCTTAATAGGACTACCACTATTCTCAAATACACCAAACACTTTGGTGAGTCCTGCCATTATAAGACCAATACCCCACTTACCTATTTTCCAGGCAAACTTAGCAATTGCACCTATAAGTTTGAATACCTTCTCTGCTTTCTTAGCATTCTCTGGATCTGACATCCACTTAAGGGCTGCCATACCAACCAACCATTTAAAAATGGGTGTTAAGAAACCACCTAGTAGTTCAAGACCACTCTTAACAGTTTCCTTTGTTTTCTTACCAAAGTTTGCACCTTGATCTTCTACTTTATCTAATTCTCCATCTTTAGTGCTTTCCTCTCTCCTCTGGATTCGGAACATGTCCTTAAATCCTTTAAACCACCTTCTAAATGCTCCCTTTGACTCATTCTCATCACCTTTATCATCACTCTCTTCCCTCTCTGCCTTATCTCTTAACCAATCCTTCTCAAATTGAATTAACTTATGAGTTTGTACTAAATTATTACCAATATTTTCAGTTACAACACCTGTACGATTGATACCCTTACGAACCTCATTGAAGTTTGCTCCAAAGGCACCATCATCTTTAATTGGTTTAATTTTAACGTAACTCTTAATCATTAGAGTGATACTCTACCTGCTTGTTCGTCTGCCTTCTGTCTCCTCTCTTCCTCTTGAATATGAGCAATAAGAAGGTTCACATACACATCACGTTCCCACGGTATCATGTTTTCCAATTCAGTTAATGAGTATTTGTGGTGCTGCATTAATGCGAAGTTAGTCTTGTAGTAATTTTCAAGACTGTCATGCATTAACGCTACTCGAAAAAAGCCGCTAGACCCTCCAGTACCAAATCACTCTTAACTTTAGTCTCAGGATTAAAGACCTCTAATGTGTAAGATAGTTTAGGCATAGTTTCAAAGAATGTCTGAATCTTTGCAAACTGCTCTGCATTCAAATCCTCAAGGAATTCAAGTGCTTCTTTCTTACTAAAGGAATCATATACCTCTTCTGAGGTAAAGACCTGATCAATACAACTGGCAGCTAACTCAAAGATATCATCAATATTAGGATTCTCAGAAAGATTCTGTTGAATGAATACATCTAGTGATGGATACTTCATTTTGATACCAACTTCCTTATCTAACTGGACTTTAGCATCATGTCCTTCTGGTATTTCAACTCCTACATCTGCAAGAGGTATATTGACAGTAACTTGTGTTTTCTCATCATCTGGACATGTGACTTTAAATTCACTTGTCTCACCAACTGCAACAGATCTAATCTTAAGGAAAATATATTCAATCTCAAAAGTAGCGAGATCTTCAACTTTAGTCTTTAGGTTTGTACAGTTTTTAATTATAGTCTTCACTGCTTTAACCATTTGCTTGTTGTCTTGCGACTCCATAGCAAGGTAGAGTAGTTTCTCTTCCTTAACTAGAAATGGTCTATATGATATTTTAGTACCTGTAACAGGTAAGGTCGCTTCATACTCAGGTATGGCTAACTTAGGTAATGGCATAACGATTGCATTATTATAGTTCTATTTAGACACCAAACTGGGCAGCATCTCTCTGTGTGGAATTTAATCCTAGGTTATCTAGGGTACCAGTAACAGAGTTAATATATCTGTCTGGTGTATTATTTCCTAGTGCCTCAGCACCGACTGTATCATATCTATATCTCTCAAACGCAAACTTAACATTATACTTTACTAGGTTAGTAGGACCATTATTAAATGATAACTGTGACATGTCTATAGGCCATGCAGCAAAGAATTGCCAAACACTTGTTACACTATTAAGTCTCTGTGTATAAGGTGTACCCTCATCAGTTATACCAGCCCACTTAACAGGTGATCCCAACTCCCATTTTGTTACTAATAGATTAGTAACATACTCATCATAGAATGTAGCTCTATTCTCTTGATCTGGTGCAGCATAATTCATCCATTTCTCAAAGAATAAACGATGTTCTGCATCCTTAGTCATAACAAATGTTACTGAAACATCTTGGTGTGTCTGACCATTTGCCAACTTAAACTTATTACCAACAACCTGTGGATGCTCTATAGCATCTGCTCTCTTACCTGGTACAGTAACTGAATCTGCTAGGTAATTATTAGATATCTGTAAATTCCTTTGATCCTTTCTAGATGAAGCATCATTGGCAAGTATACATGTTGGTAGAAATACCTTAACGCCAAACAGGTTGGATCTTGCTGGTTCCTTCTTTCCAGAAACTACCAGATCCTTAAAAATATCAAAACTATTGGCACTCATTTGAGTCTACTCCAAATTATACTACTAGGTACTTCCATCGTACGACCAAGACCTTTAGGTCTAATAACAAATTGTTCTACTGGAAGTGGTGTCATATCATTTAATTCATCTAAAGGTACATTATATGCCCTTGTGACACTTGACATAAAGTATTTATGGTGGCAACGCATAGGATATGAAATACTACCAGATCCCCAAGTAGATGCCATACTTTTTCTAGTATTAGGTCTCAGATAGTGCATATTACCACCAGAAAATTGTTGCTTCTGGTAATCAACGTCTGTGATTAGTACCATAGGGAATGTATCCCAGAATTTCAAATCTGGTGTCTGAGCTGAGTAATTGAAGAATATTACATCTCCCACAGTAAAACCACCAGTATACTCCTCCAATCCATATTGAAGTTGCTCTCTGTACCAAGACTTAGATTGCTTTACTCCTGCTGCTAAATCTTTTACGTCTGTGAAGATACTCATACCTTTAGGTGTTTCTCGGTCAATATAATAAATGACATGCCCTTATGAGCACAATATTGTCTCGCTGCTCTCCATTTAGCACTATTTACATTCCAAGTCTTAACTTCTGTTAAAAAGGTGCGAGCTTTCTGCGATTTACGTTTCGGGGGTTTAGTCTGAGCAGCTGGTTTGATCTCGACAATCGATTTGGCGATTCTTCCCTCCTTAGTCCTTGCTCTGACATAGAAATCAGGATAATAACGGTGAACCCTATTATCCAAGGGACTCCTATAAGGAATAATAATCTCTTCACTTCCCCACTCCAATACATTGGTATTCTTGTCACACCATGTCATAAACTTCTTTTCCCACAAACTCCTATAAATAACATTAGTGTGATCACCTTTGTACTTATGTTTGTTTGATGGTCGAAACTTTCCGCTATAACTCATGTCATCATTTGTCCCAACAAAACCACCCTTAGTATTCCCTCAGGCAAAGCCTATAGGAGTTAATTCTTCTAGTAGTAGAGAGACTATCAGAGATGAGTCTGCGTTCCCAACTGAAGTAATCGATTATCTAAAATTTGATATATTCGATCACAGAGAAAATACACTAAAGGGTACAATATATCTATATTTACCCAAGACACTACAAGAGCAATATGCACAAGATTGGGGTGCAGTCAAATTAGGTGCTGCTGGTGATGCAATTAAGGATGCTGCTAGAAAGGTAATTGATGCTAAGGCAGATCTAGGTCAAGCAAGTTTTGCTGATGAATTGAAACAATTTGCTGATCATGGAGTTAACTCATTAGGATTTAAAGCAGGTGCTGATGCTATCAATGGTGCACTTGGTGTAGTTGGTCAAAATGCAGGTTTGGATAGAGACTCACTAGCATCTTTAACAACAGGTAAGATATTCAACCCATACGCAGAATCAGTATTTAAAGGTCAACAATCCTTCAGAAAGCATAGTTGGTCATGGACAATGATTCCAAAGAATGCTAAGGATGTCCAAACCATATATGAAATAATTAAAACCTTCCGTCAAGCAGTATTACCAGGTAAATCTGATAAGAATTGGTTAAATATTCCAGAATACTTCCGTGCTCAAATCGTACGATATGTAGATAAAGGTGGTGGTAATGAAGAGATCAATAATCCCAAAACAGGTTCAGGTGGTGGAATATTAAGCTCAATAATGCAATTCCCAACCAAATTAGTATGTGATAACTTCACAGTTAACATGCCTGACTACAGATCAGTAAGATCCACAATGGCAGGTAGTAAAGAAGCAGATTTTGGTGCTTTAAGGTATGATTTATCCTTAAGTTTCCAAGAAACAGAATTCCTCACTAAGGAAACATTTGAACCACCTGGTTTCAATCTAGATTCAAATACTAACTGGAATGAGGCATTCGATGATGATGAATTATATGCTTGGGCTGGTACAACTACAGGACTTTGGTAAATGAGCTATTTCAATAATCTACCTGATGTCTATGTAAGGACATCCAGTTACAGAAAGGATAATGTAGATCCATACACTCTCGCTAAGAATATCTTCAGAAGGATAAAAATACGAGAAGAGTTAGATGATGTTATTTTAGGTTTTAGTCAATATACGATTAAAAACAATCAAAGACCTGATGAGGTTGCAGGTGAAGTATATGGTGATATGGGTATGGATTGGGTTGTATTGATATGCAACAACATAATCAATCTATATGAAGAATGGCCCATGTCTGAAGATGAGTTGGAAAGGTATATTGACAGTGAATATGAAGAGGATGCTGATTCAGTCCATCATTGGGTTACTCAAGAAATCAAAGATACGAGGGGTCGTATATTAGTAAAAGATGGTCGTATAGTACCAGAAGATTACACATATACACGTCCTGATGGAACTGTAATTGCCAAAGAAGACACTGTTAGACCTATTTCTGTTTATGAATACGAATTAGGCATTAATGACCAAAAACGCAATATCTACCTTTTGCGTAAACAGTACTTAAGTGGGTTTGTTGAAGAATTTAGCAATTTGGTACAATATCTTCCAAATAAGGAAGTTAACGATGAAGACCAAATTAAGAAATCTGAGAATACTACTCAAGAGCAGTTTCAGAATGTTAAACCGACTTATAGCACAAATATCGGTCAGACGAGTTCTATCGATTTTGCGTCTGAAGCGGATTACTCATCTAAGGAGTTTGACACCTCTGGTGCATCTATTAGTGAAGGTGACGTTTTATCAGATGGAAGCACAGTAGCAGTTACGTCTTCTGGCACTGGATCTACGTCAGGATATTAAAAAACCCTATAGGCAAAAAAATACCCCCGATTTTTTCGGGGGTTTTGCTTGTTCAGAAATCGAAATAATATACGGACTTAACGTCTGCACCTTTCCCACTCGATTACATCACGATGCTCATAATAACCTGATATCCATGTATTGCTGCGACCTAGGTAATGACCTGGTACCCAATACTTCTTAGTAATAGTAACCTCACACCTTCTACGATATGGACCATAATGTGGTCTTCTAGGATGATGGTGGTCGTATTGCCAGTCTTGCCAATGGGGAGACCCATGACTGTGACCATAATGATAAGACTCTGCGAAGGGCTCCCAAAACTCTTTCCAAGTTAGTGCTTCTGCTCTTACTGGTGCAGCAAGTAGTAGAAGTGGGAGTCCAAGCAGTAATCTTTTCATTAGTCTTCGTTAGCTAGAGATGCAAAATAAGAAAGATCTGGTGAATCACCTGACTCTTTTATTTCTTCTATCTTAGCACCAAACCCTGAGGTTTTGGTAGGAATAGGGTCCGCTTTAACAACTGGACTAGTAAGAGGTGCTAATTGCTCATCCTCTTCATTTGTTTGTACCACAGGTCTTGCTGACTTGTTAAGTACTACATTCAAACGTGCTGATAACTCTTCATAAGACTTGAAGTTCTTAAGGTCAGTAAACTCTTTAAGAGAATGCTGAGACTTCCAGACTGCTTCAAGAGCATCATCTTCCAATCCACCTAACACAGAGGGTGAGTCAAACTCACTCTTATCATAGTTCCAGTATCCACCAATGGTCTGGATCTTGATCTTAAAGTTAGCACCCTTCCAAAGATCGAAAGGATTGATTGGACTTTCATCTTCAAACTGTGGTTGCATTGCTGATGCAATCTTGTCATGAATTTTCTTACCA